AACATTTTGTTCAATCTCAAGCATGGCTTCTGGAGATGCTTGCGCTCCCATCTCAAGATTAGTGATCGTGTCTTGTATGGTTCTTCTGGTCGTCTTGACCTTAACCTCGAAATTCCTGCGCTCTTGGTTAAGCTGGCTTTCCAACTCCCGCTTTACTGGCGCAATATCCTCTATGGTTAGCCCAGTAATCTTCAAGTTATTAATATAATTTTCTTTGTCTTCCAGCGTCACAAGCTTGCTATAGCGGTATACAGCATTATTCTTTGACATCTTTTCACGAAGGTTTTGCGCTTCTTTTGCTGCCGATACTGCATTGTAGCCATGATCCAAAGCGTATTGCTCGGCCTCTGCTGCCAATTTTTCTACCCCTTCAGGTGAAAATGAGTCGGATGAAGAGTACAGTTCAGAGTTAATCGCTATCTGGTTTAAGCCCTGGATCGATTCTGCTTTTAATTTCTTAACGGCTTCTTGCTGATGATAGGTTGTGTAGTTTTCTGCATGAATTGCCGAGATTGACAACAGATCGTTCTGCAAGAATGCGGCGGTCTCTTTGTCCAAGCTTTCAGCAGACGCCATGAATCCGTCAGTCAAGTCTGCCAAGCTTCCAACAACTTGATCCATCGATACAAGCTCTGGCGATTGCTTGGCCTGAGCAACTATATCGTTGACTTGAATCGAATAAGCAGTCTTTAAGGAATCCGCTTGTATTCTCTGGTAGGTGGCGTTCTGCTCTTCTTCTTCCCTGGTTCGCTTAATCTCACGCTCTTGCACTTCACGATTAACAAACGCAGCCATCTTGCCAATGCTTTCAGAGAACCTGGCTTGTTCGCGCATACCGGCAAAATCAATCTGCCCAATCCCAGCAGCTTGAACTCTTCCCGCTTCATATCTTGGTAATCTTGCCATCTTTAATCTCTACGTTACTGGCGCTGGTGGCGGTGTTGTTGTCGTTGTTGCCGGAGTTGGCGTCATTGCTGCGTAAGTAGTCGTTGCCGCAGAAGTTAATGCTCCCAAAACACCTTGCCTAAACGCAGCACTGCCAGCAGCTTTGTATTGTTTCGCCTGGTACTCTGCCATTCCTGTCGCAATAGTCGCGTTATCTCTGGACTGGTTATAATCCCTGACTCCTTCTCTCATCGCATAGTTTTGCAGATTTAATGCACTGCCTGATAACGGATCAACACCGCCAGCAGCAGCTCGCGCAACCGTGGATGCCAGGTTTTCGTTTAACTGACGCAAAACATTAATGCCTTGCTGTTTGTATTGCAGTGCTTGAGAACGCCCCCTAAGCCTTTCTTGTGCGGCCTTAGCGTCATACTCAGCCCTAGCATACTGCCCACCCCTGAAGGACGAATACGCCGTCAGAACACCCGCAACAATCATTGCTACTTGAGCCATATTAGTTACCTATACTCACTCTATATTCCAACCCAAGCAGCGTTAGCTTTAATGGGACGGACTGCGTTACTGTGATCTGAGAAGTTTGCGAGAACCCAAGCAGACCCCTCACCGTTTTTGTTCCTGTAAATTCGGCAACCGGAGCATCCAGTATACCAGCGCCGAACTCTCTAAAGGCTACCGGCTGGTTATTGATAACCATGTTCTGACTTTCATAAACCGGAGCGTCTACTTGGACAATGCGTTTCTTCAAGCCAAACACTGATCCTGATGCCAGTCTCGGCTCAACCGGCATGGTCTTGATCTCGACATCAAAGTCTATCCCAAACTCCCAGGTGCTATATGTTCGATCAAAGTTTACAGTTGGGCCTGTTTTTGTATTAGGCTCAACAACGCCATCGCCAATAACTTTAACGGGTTCGTTGGCGTTTGGCTGAGAAGGTGAAAGATATGGGTTTCCAGCTTGCATTTGGCCGGAAGACGAGCTTGTGCCTGTCACAGCAAAATCAGTAAAGACCGAGCTGTCGAACTTCAAGACAGTTCTTTGGTAATTTGTTAAAGGGCTTTTATATCTAACAGCTATATAAACGTCAGTGACAACAGTGGCAATGCTTTCTATCTTGTAGTACGAGTATTCAGCAGCACTAATCCCTAATTCAATCCTGCTGGGCGCAATAACATTTTGATCGGCCAGAATCGAGTACAACGTGATAGTGCTGTCATTGTTTACAATATATATTTGGTCTGCTTCATCCGTAGATACCGCTCTGCGCCTTGCCATGTCAATCGGCGTCTTGAGAAGATGCGAGCTGAGTGTAGACAGAGGAAGTGTGCCATATCCGCCTTGCTCTTGGTTATATTGCATAGAAACAAGCGATTGGCCTTGGCGCTGTATAAATAAAGCTGAACCACCAATATTAACAACAGGCAATCCCGGCTTAGATCCAATTTGAGTTTGCGGTTTGACCATAAAGGTCGCTGGCGTTACTGGCTGGCTTGCTTCTTGGATAACGACAAACTCACCGCCAGACGTAAATATCTGGAGATCAGGCCCAGCATTAAGATTGGTAATCTCATTAAACTCATTAACATTAAGCGTTGCCTCAACAGCCTCGTCATCAAGACCTGTGCCTGGATCAAAGTCAAAATATTGAGCAACTTTAGATCCCCAAAGCGTATTTGGGCGCAATGCTGTTCCACCAAAATAAAGCCTAGCCTCATAAAACGATGCGGTCCTGGGCCATCCTAGCGTGTCTGACCAAGTGTTTTCATAACCCGTTTCCGCTTGCCATGCACTGTTTAACTCCGTGGGAACCGCCGGCCCAAATATAGGATTAGTCAAAGCAGTTGCATCAAAGAAAGGTATCTGGACTACAGCATCTACAACATTATCCGAGACATGCTGAACAACTCTTGCTTGGCCTCCATTGAATGAACCACCTTGTCTTCTGGTAATAATTTCGCCAACACTAGATGGCCCGAAACGAACAACCTTATATCCAGTCGTTGCGTCTGGAGCGGTAGTCCATGTGCCATCAATAGTGATTGTTTTTGTTGCAACATCATACGCATGAACATGCTTTGACTGACCGCTGCCTGTACCGCCTGTAAGTGTTACATTCATTCCAACAGGCGTATTGAGTCCTGTAAAGCTTGTTGCAGCTTTTAGCTGGATAGTGTTGGAGCTACCGCCTTGCGCGGTCCCTGTATCGGTAGTCCCGCCAGAAGCAGTAAGTGTAATATTTCCATCCACCGCTGATGGCGTAATCGTAAACTGCGGATAATGAAAATGTGGACTAAACGCATAAGTGGGAATAAAAGTAAGTGGCAGGTCTTCCCAATCCCAATCAGTATCGGAATTTCTAATTAATCTTTTTGGGTGCAAGTCTTGGTGAACTACGATTAAAGTATCTACGGCTTGTGTAAACTTTAAGTCAGGAATCATCGCTGCTGTAATTGTCAAGCCTGTATCTATGACAAATCTAAAAACATCATCTTTATAAATATTTATTTTACCGCTGGCAAATATGCCGCTAGTGCCGATTTCATCAGAACCCACAAACTCCAAGAGATATTTATCTGTCCTGCTAAATTGAAAAGCAATTAAATTGGACGGCTGATCCGCTTGAGAAACATTTGTTCCTAAAGATCTAAGCCCAGGACGACGAGTGGCGCCACCTTGCGGGTGAATGACAACATTTTTTGCGGATTCTAAACCGTTGGAGTATTGCTCAAGGTCGGTTCTGGCCCGAAGCAAAGGATCCATCTCGCCAACGCTGAAGTTTGTTTGGAATTGCGTATAACGAGCCATGCTACCCTCTTACATATATTAGGGAGTAATCCTCGATAACTTGCGGCGAATTGCCCCTAGAATCCACATTCATCGCTTCTCGGAATAAACCACCACGACCATTCTCGCCTGGTGTCCCGAATGAAAGTGAATTGAAATAGTCAGTCTTACTGATTTGATCCGTCACAACCAAGCCCAATTCCGCAGCCAACACTGTACGCAGCAGCCGCACAAAGTACGCGGGCATTCTTTCCTCGGCTACAGACGTTTGATAATCAATGTAAACCGTTTCCAGATTGGTGTACAACTGATCCCCAAAGATCTGCCAGCCATAACGGACTGGTAATTGATTGGTTGATGAATCAGCAAAGACTGCTCGGATACCAGACAACATATTGCCTGGCAATTGATAGGAATATCTAAACTCGTTGTCCGGAACGGTCGCCAAACGAGCTAATTTAATCTTCTGGTATGACCAGCTCCAGGGATACCTGGCAAGTAAAGAGTCCCGAAGGTCGGGATATAGGCGCTCACATGCCTGGGCAATGTCCGTCCCGTCTGCAAATGAACTTATCGGTGCAGCTCCAAGCAGGATTAATGCGTCAGAGCATATCGAAATATCAGTATCACCTGATGCCATACAACGCCTCTCGCTAAATATGGGGCGACCGAAGCCGCCCCGTTTTACTTAGATCGCAGCTGTCGTAATAACACCGGCAGTGTTAGTCGCAACTAAGAGCTGACCGCCATCGCTAGCTTTATTGAGAATAAAATCACCAGTCGTGATCAAACCCTCAATTGCATTGAAGTAGCCAGACGCGGCAACAGCCGCTTTGTTGTCTGAACCGGTCAGGTAGCTGTAAACACTAGGAGCGTTACCACTCTTTGAAGCCCCGATTGTTGCCCATCCAGGCAGGTCTGTAGCAATTGAAAATGCCATTAGTCATTTCTCCTTTAGGATTAGGTGCAGTTAACCTGAATGATACCTTCAGAGTCGATCGCTACTGCGGCAGCACTAAACATAGAGCTAACCAAGAACGAGGTTTTCTCTGGAATGTAGCTGACTTCAGTTCTCTGAGCCATTGATTCAGCGTAGCCCATTGAGTCTTTGTGCCATGCGAAACAAGTTCGGATGGGAGGAGCTGCCTTTGGAATGCCGCCTTCGTCACGATTACCCATAGTGATGAAGTTAAAGCCCATGAATGAGGATACTTCACCTCGGACTAAAGCCTTCACTGTGTTGAAATCGCTAGAAGTCACTTCCTGGTCGCCCAGCAATGAATCTAACTGGCTTGCGTGCATGAGCAAATATCGACCTTCAGCAGGTACGTTATTCGTATTCATTGCGTTTGCAGTCGCTCGAAGCTTCTCGATGTTCATGTTAGAGGCTGCGCCACCAACACTCGTTGCGATAGTAGAGCTTGCATTACCAACCATTGCGTCAATACAAAGCTGGTCAAGACGACGAGCAATTGACTTGGATACAACTTCAACCAACTCTCGACGCTCATCAAAATTGATGTGTGATTGTTGGAAAATGTCGCTGTATTCCGCAGCAATGTAATCAGTCATGCTGGCTGATACTTGGTTGTACTGCACGTTTAAAGGGGTTACATCAGTTTGCGGTACGCGAACCGTTGCTACACCTTTGCCGATTTTAGGAAACTTAACCGTGTTGCCCTGTACGTTTGTGCGAGTCCGCATCGTTCCACGAAGAACCGACTCTGCTTGATACGCTTGCTTTACTTCTGACTCGAAGAGAGTAACAAACGCTGTAGTTACATCCTGTGCCATGACAGAACCTCCAATAAAGTGAATTTATCAAACGCTACCGTTAGCCGAAATCGGGCGGTTACTTGTGGAGCCTGTCTCCACCACCAACGGAATCACCGTATAGAAGGGCCGCGAACGCGGTTAGCCATCAAAAACGAATATAACTATATTTTGTAAGAAAACGCAACCGTTAGATTTAATCTACTTTTGCGAAGCCATCCACTGCTTTTCAATCTTACCGCGCCAGGCTGCATCAGTATGCCATCTAGGATCCGCAATGGCAGATTCCAGATCAGTCCTGGTCATGTCCGGCGTGCTGGGCGCCGACTGAATCGGGATGTTCTCATTCGTAATAGCCTGGTGATACTTCAAGAACGCATTGATTGAATCTGCGCTGTTGAGGCTATTCGACATGGCTTCTCGCTCATTGTTAGATAACGGGGCTTTGAGCAACAATCTTTCAGCCATTTGGATCTTTTCTTGAGCACGCTCACCAAGCTTGTTCATCTCTTCCTGGTGATTGACCGTCATCTCTTCTTGGCCTTCTTGAGCTGTGCTCAACACTGCCTGGGCTAATTCTTCAAACGCTTGTTGGCTGATGCCATTGTCTTTGGCCCAGTCTTTGTATATGCCCATCACATCATCTTCGGCATATAAACCGGCATTCTCTAACGAGGACAGATCGTATTCTTCAGGCGCTTTGTGCTTACCCTGCTTGAATTGCTTCTCCAGCTCGGCATAAGACTTGGCTAGTTTCTCAACATCAGGGCCATCCTCGTCCCAGAATTTCTCGGGATAGTAGTCTGGCCGCTCCAGGGCGGGTTCATCTGAATCTGCTTCTTGGCCTACCGGCGCATCCGAATCATCATGCAATGGGATCGGCGCCTCTTGGCTTGCTTCTGCATCTTCCGAGACAGATAAATTTAACAAAGATTCTTGTGCTTCTGTGTTGCTCTCTTGTGCTGCGTTATCCATTTTCGCTCCTTACTATTCGCTTCTCGATCATCCTTACAATCTCTGCCATGCCAGTCCTGACATAACCAAAACTAGAATCCTCTCCTGGATTCCAGCTCGGCTGCTCAATTGTAATCCCTCGAAGATGGCTCAATACCTTCTGGCCTTCTTCACTTTTAAAGACACGCCCGTACAGAATATCCATGTCATCTGCCTTTGGTGCCTCATAAAAAGCCTCGTTTAACCCTTCCCATCCATCGCTCATTGAATCGCTTCCTCTATTGCGCCCCCATCATCTACCTGCTGCGGCTGCGCCGCTGCCTGCTGCATCATCATCTGTTGCATCATCATCATTTGCTCCTCTTCAGTAGTCAAAAGATTCTGATCAATACCAAGTCGCTCTGCAATAAACTGCAATACTCTCGGCACAGAGATTACAGCCTGGCCTTCTGGCCCCATCTGATTGGCAATCTGCATATACTGCACAACATCATTGACCTCTTGCAATTTCTGCGTTTGCGCCAGCGGAGATACAGGTACGACCTTAACCTCAACACCGTTTACCTTTAGCGGCAAGTCAATCAAACCCTGCTGATCCATGACGAACAACGCCCTGGTAACAATGGGAACCATCGTTTCAGTAATCAATCGGCCAAAGGCAGACCCAAGATTCGATGCAAGCTCTCTGGTCCTTTCTGCAATCTCAGTTGCCGACCTGGCGCTCATGTTATCTGGCGGCAGGGTATCGTCCATCATGATCTTCTTGATGTTCATGCGAAGATCGTTGACCACAATCTGACTCGTGTTGAAGTCCCCAGCTCTGGGTAATGGCGACAATGAAGCACCCTGTGGACCACCGTTTCTTGCAACGGCAATCACCGCACCTGGCTGAATCTTAATGTTCTGTGGATTCAATACACCATCGTCTGCCGCAGTGTATACGCCAGCAATCGCTAGAGACGCATTCTTTAAAACCAGCTCCAGCGTTTTGTTCAGCGTTTTAATATCACTGATCGCAGTAACAAGTGGGCCTCTACCATATACCTCACCGGCAACCTTCAAGTATCTGGAAACAATAAATGGGCTTGATCGCATTTCACGATACACCAGCTCTTGCCTTTTTGTAGTCCACAAGACATGATAATGATATCGACCAGTTTCGTTATCGAAGATTACAGCATCAGTCAGATCCAGTTCTTTCTCTGGAGATCTGGTCATTGCCTCTTCAAGCTCAACGGTCATCTGAGCGTCAGGAAACTCCCGCATTATCGCTTCAGCCTTTACTCGCAGCTTGCGATAAATGTTAGAGACATTGCCGTGGCTACCTTCCTCAATAGCAACAAGATACTGTGGGATAGCGGTAAATCTAATCGGCGTAGCCTCATCGCCAGGCGTAATCATCATCACACCAGTACCGACCGCCATGTCCAGCAGGAACTCACCCATAGCCAGGTCAAAGTTAGACTGACGCAACGCGTCAAACATTCTGACGTTGTAGTTATCTAGGATGGTTTGGGCTTGCGCCGCTTGCTCTTGCGGGATTCCAGTGCCAGCTTCGAGTCTGCACCACTGCTTGTATGGTGGAAATAAACCCGCCTGGAGGCGATTAGCGAATCGTTGCGTTGCATGAACCGCTGTCGAGTCAAAGACCCGCGACATTTTCGACTGTCCAGGAACCCTGCCCTCGTAATATCCATCGTATAAATTGCGCTGTGGTAGCGCGTACTCGTAACAATCCTCGTAAATGGATCGCCACAAATCTTTTCGAGCCTGGGCTTTTGCCTCTCGCTCCATCAAATCGTTTACGTTTAGTCTAGGCATCTCTTCTCGCCTTTAATCGTTTGCTCATTGCAGCAGCTTTGCTCTTAGCATCCGCTTTAGATGATGCGCCCCATGCTCGCAATGACAATAACAGCCTGGTGGGCTGTCCCTTTTCGTCACGCTCAGGTCCAGAGTTGCCAGCCATCCTTGCTAGAAAGCTGGCTCGTCTGGGATTATCACCAGATTTTACTGGCGGCTTTAGATCACCCCCTTGCTTTCGTTCAAAATGCTTCCTTCCAGCTTCATTCAATCCGCCTTTAGGGTTCTGGTGGCGTTTAGCAACCATGTTATCGACCTATACGAACATTGGCAGTGCCGCTGGTGTATTCGCCTGCTTTGAAGCCAACACGATACGCAACCGTTGGACCTGGATCAAAGCCGTATGTCTCAATGTTAGACGTGAAAGTATCCACATCACGCCAGGTCACGCCAAGATCTAGGCTGCGCTGGGCGGTAATCGTGCCAACCCATGTTCCTTCAACCGAGAAGTTAAACGCATCGTCAGTATAAAGCCCATCACTGAAAGTATTGGCAGCGCTCAACGAAGCCTCAACCAGTCCAGTGTCTCTGCTCAAAATTGTCATTTGAATCTCCTAATATTTTAATAGCGTGCGGCGAGCCGGAGCTAAGGGGAAGAGGAGCGAGAGCGCCCCAGCCCACCGCACTTTAACCACCAGCGCCTAGCGTTGCTTTCCTTTGCTCTATCTGGCCTTGAACTCGGCTAGGCGATAGCAGCATACGCAAGCCACCAGTGCGCCGAGATCTCTTACGCGCTGAAATTTGCTCTTGCAGAGATTGCTCGGCAGCTTCGGCTCTCGCCTCGGCCCTTTCTTGGGCGGCAATCAGTTTTGGGTCAGGCTTAGGAGCCTTTGGTGTTTTAAATAACCCGCTCATTCGGTAATCCTCGTCATCAGATAATAGTCAGCCCCTTCAGGGCCAAAGTACCGCATCACCGATTCTACCTTAAAACCAAGTCTTTTGGCGAATTTATATGCTATCTCATTTTCGCATCTAACCGTAATCTGCAATCGCAATACATCGAACTCTGCGACAATACCATCAATAATGTGCCTGGCACCACGCAACACCGCTATCGCATTCTTCTCAATGCCCTCGCCTGGGATCATCCACATCTCGAAATTGGTAGACCATAAAGGTCTTACGCCGAAGATGGCAGTAGGTCTACCTTGACAGATGAACGTCCAGGAGAACCCAGGCATTGCATTATCGATGACATACTCGTAATAGTTCGGTATGTTTTCGACATACTCAACCTCAAACGGCTTTAGTTCGATAGAGTACACATGCTTAGGGTTAAACGGCACAAGTATCTGGTCGTTCGACATCCTAATGGTAGGCAGTTGCATCATCAGAATATGGCGAAGTCAGTATTAGCCGTATAGGTTTGACCAGAGGATTGGTGGTTGCCTCGGCGTAGTCGTCGTTGTTCGCCGCCACCCAGCATCAGATACCCAAAAGCATCCCCAACGTGCGAGTGATCGTTCTTGACCGGCGTGTCTTTGAACCGCTCTTGACCCGCGCCCAGGCTTTGCCGTTTAAAAAAGTAACCGCCGGATAAGCTTTTACGCAAGCGTAAGCATTTCTTGTCAACCATCAGTGCAGGTTTGCCAGATATCAGCCGAGTCATTGGCGATGCACCAGCCTCCCGCCGTACCTGGAACGCATTGCTATCAGTCGGCTGCGCCTTGAACCCTATTGATCTTAGGTGGTCAAAGGCCGTCACCTCATAGATCTCGTCTCGCTTGTTACCCGCCGGATCACCCCAGATCAAGATCTCATGCTTACTGTATTTCTCGGCAATCTTGCCCAACAATTCCTGGCCGAAACGCTCTAGCCCCATATCAAACGTCACAAGCTCTTCCAGTATACGCCAGGCGCCGCCAGCAGTTCGTTGGCCAAAGACAGCAGCCGGAGTCAACCCAAAATCCACGCCAATCTGAATCGAGTAATACGGATCAGCCTCCAGATCCGCGCTCATCATCTCGTCATCGTACTCAGGCCATACTGGCCGTCCTTCCTGGACAAAGGTATACATACCCTGGGCGTAGCACCGGATCCAGTCAGCATTCTTCCCACCCAATAACTGCTGATAATAACCAGGCGGCAAGTTATTCCGGTTCTCGGCATTGGGATTAACCATCCACCATTTACCACCAGAAAAAATAAATCCATTCGCCTCTGGGTTCTCAGGCAAATCGTCCTTGGTAACAGGCAGCACACCACCAGGCTGGCGATGAAACGTCCACGGAAAGTCACCCTTGATCGGTTCCTTCTCGGACAGCGTATGCCACCAGTGGTCATTGTCCGGCGGGTTCGTATCCATCCAGATCCCGTACCAGGTCGGCCCGCCATCAGCCTTCGTTGGGTATCGGCCCACGCGGTGAGTCAATCCATCAACTACAGCCTTGGGCAGTTCCCGCGCTTCATTGCACCAGGCACCCGTAATCTCCAGCGACAACAGCTTTCGAACAGACTGCGGCGTATCCAGCGCCAAAAATATTACCTCGCAATCAATCCCCGCAGCGTCACCGCGAGCTGGCAGCTTCAGATGGTGA